GATTCTTGGATTGCCTTAAAATTTGTGTGTTTGATTTCCATATAGACAAAGATACATCAATACTGATTAAGTTCAATATTAAATACAATTATTTATATTTATGAACCGTTTGCAACCGTTTGCAAATTTGCAAACCTATAAACAATTGAGCAATAGCAAGTTGCAAATTCCGTTTGCACAGTGCAAACAACTTTTGCAACCATGCAACTTTTTGATTATCAATGATTTATCCCCTCTAATAATAATAAATATTTAAAATAATAATAATAATAATATAGAGGGATAAAGTATATAATATTAAATACATTCTTTTATATTAACTTATACTTTATAGTTCTATTCTCAGGATTTTTGCAAACGTGCAAACGAGGCAAAAAATATTTATAAGTATTTGATTTATAAAAAGTTACATGGTTGCAAACGGTTTGCAAATTTGCAAACGAATCATAAAAAATGCAAATAATTTAAAAAGTGCTTGCGTTTTGATAGATAAAGATAATATATTATTCTTATCACTAAAACAGAAACCGATTGCAAAAAACATCATGGAAATAACAATAAAAAAATGCGAAAAAACAAATAAAGTAAGATTTTATAGTAAAAAAAATCAAATATATCCTATTAAAATATCTGGAAATATAGCGCAATTTCAATGCGGATCAGTAATTTTATTCTAATGAATCTATCAGAAATATTAAACAAACAGCCTTCAAAATGGAGGTTGTTTTTAAACAAAATCAGAACCAAATATGAACATAAAACTATTAATTTACCTACTAATACTTATCGAAAGTGGGGGCAATGATTCCGCAGTTGGTGACAATGGACTAGCTGTTGGATGTCTTCAGATTCACCCGATATTAGTTGAGGATATAAACCGAATCTATGGAACAAATTACACTTTAGATGATCGCTACCTTAGAAGTAAATCAATTGAAATGTTTGCTTTATTTCATCAACACTATACTACAAAGAAAAGATTAGGATACGAGCCTACCGCTATGGACTTCGCGAGAAATTGGAACGGTGGGGGCAACGGCTACAAAAAGATCGCAACTTTACCATATTGGAACAAAGTAATAACCGAATATCACAGAATAAACAATGGAAGAAGATAACGAAGTAATAGAATTATTATTCTACCCGATCCCACATAAAACAGTAAGAGAATTAGTATATGAACTTAATTCCGCTTGCAATTTAAACGAAGAACAAGCAATTTCATTAATTGATGCAATCAATAAGGGTCGCATCAGAAAACTAAAAATCAAATCAGAATAAATACCATGTCAGAAATACAAATAATCAATAACATAAAACCAGTAGAACTATTCAATAATTCAGATAATGTTGATAGTCTAATATCTGCGATTGAATCCTTAATTAATGATCATGTGCCAGACACAAGCACAGATAAAGGACGAAAAGAAATTGCGAGCCTAGCATATAAAGTAAGTCAGACTAAATCTAAACTAGAGAAACTAGGTAAAGATTTAGTAGCTGATGAAAAAGAGAAGATCAAAAAAGTAGACTCTGAAAGAATCAGATTAACCAAACATCTTGACGAGTTGCGAAATAAAGCGAGGCAACCTTTGACACTATGGGAAGAGGAACAAGATCGTATTAAGAGAGAGATCGAACAATTTAAAGTTGAATTGAATTCACTAAAGCCGATACTAGAAGATGATATAAATTCATTAAAATCTAAATTGGAAAAATTAGAAAATTTTAACTTTTCTATATTTGAAAATGGAGGAGAGTTTGAAAAATCAATAGCGGAATCTAATAAAAATGCTTTAATCTCTCGAAAATCTGAGCTTGAACTTATTGAAAAGCAAAAGATTGAACTAGCTAAACTTGAATCTGAAAAAAAAGCCGAACAAGAAAGACAGGCTAAAATCAAAGCAGAGCAAGAAGCCAAGGAATTAGCTGAAAAAGAAGCTAAAGAAAAAATCAGACTCGCAAAACTAGAAGAAGATAGAAAGTTAGAGCAAGAAAAATTAAAGACTCAATCAATTATCAATAAGATTGCAGAAATTAGACCTAGAAAAGAATCAATACTATTAAAGGCTCAGATTGAAGAACTGGAAAACTACGAATTTCAAGGCGTTGAGATATTGAGAGAATCTTTCATTGATACAAAATTATCTAAAATAAAAACTCTAAAATATGAACTTGGAAAAGCTATCGAATTTGAAAAGCGTGAAGCGGAATTAATAGCCAAAGAAGCAGAAGCAAAAAAACAAGCAGAGATTGAGCAAGCTAAAAAGCAAGCGATTGAAGATGAACGCAAGAAGCAAGAAGCAATTGAAATAGAAAAAGCCAAAAAAGCTCAAAATCTAGCCTATAGGAAAAAAATAAATAATGAGTCTCTAAGTGATATTGAATCATTCTGCAACGAAGAGAAACTCACAATATCAATTGAGGCAATGAAGGGTATAATCACAGCTATCGCAACTAATCAAATCAGAAACATCACAATCAATTATTAAACAAATAAAGAATAAATACCAGAAATGAGAAAAATACACGAGAAACTAGAGCAACGGTCTGAAGAATGGCACAATCTAAGAAGGGGTCGCATTACCTGTTCTGAATTATCAAACATTCTAACCCCCGCAAAATTACAACTAAGTAAACAGGCTGAAACATTCGCATTAGTTAAAGCAAGTGAGAGAATCACAGGATTAACAGAGCCTTTTGTAGAAAATTGGCAAATGCAAAGAGGGGTAGAAAACGAGCCAATAGCGCGCGAATATTACGAGACTGTAACTAATAAAAAAGTCAAAGAAATTGGATTTTACGAATATAATCAAGATTTCTTATTCGGGTATTCCCCTGATGGAGTAGTTGGTGAAGATGGATTAATTGAAATCAAATGCCCATCTCCTGCCGTTCATCTGAATACGCTAATTAATAAGAATATTGACGGTAAATATATGTTACAGATGCAAGGGGGTATGTTGGCAAGCGGTAGGAAATGGTGTGACTTTGTGAGTTATAGCGAAGGTTTGGCACTATCTATAATTAGGGTTCATCGTTGTGAGGATACTATCGAAAAAATAGAGGAAAATCTTCTTAAATTTGAATTACTAATTAATTCAGTAATATTAGAACACAATAACGCTATAAAAAACGGATCACTATTAACACAAAAAATACAATCACTATGAAATTTGCAGAAACCATAAAAACTAAAAGCGATCAACTAAACGCAGATGATTTCATCGGGAAAGATGCGCTAATCATCACTATTACAAAGGTTGATTGTAAAGATAGTCAAGACCAGCCAGTTGCGATACACTACGAAGGAGATAACGGCAAACCATATAAGCCATGTCTAAGCATGAGAAAATTGATCGCTCATGCTTGGGGTGTAGATGAATCAAAATTCATAGGGCGATCGTTATCACTCTATCGTGATGCTAGTGTCAAATGGGCTGGCGAGAATGTAGGAGGTATCAGAATTAATGCGATGTCAGATATTGACAAAAAATTAAGAATTGCCTTACAAGAAAGCAAAATGAAGCGAAAGATTATTGAGGTTGAAAAACTAGAACCTCAAGTAGACGCAAAAAGAATTAAAGCTGAAAAGTTCGTTGAATCTGTTTTGTCAGGAGAAAAAGAAGCGGATGAGAAAGCAGTCGCATATTTAGAGAAAGATTATCCCGATTTGCTAGAGAAATTAAACACTGCAAAGCAAGAAGAAGAACCCGAAGAAGAATGGGAGGGTGTATAATGTCTAGACCTTGTTTTATGGATAGGGATACTGTAAGGACACCGAAAACGTTTACAGTATCAAAAATTAATCAACAAAAATTGAAAACTGTTAGTTTTATTTTAGGACAATCAGAATCAGAAACTATAAACCAACTCATAGAAAACCATGCCAGAGACATCCGAACAAGAAATACAGAATCAGATAATATTAGCACTAAGTCAGGGCAATAGTCGATTATTCCGAAATAATGTAGGAGGTGCGAAATTAGCAGATGGACGCTGGCTAAACTTTGGATTACACAAAGGGTCAAGCGATCTAATCGGCTGGAAAACAATAGAGATTACACCCGATATGGTAGGCAAAAAGATTGCTCAGTTTTTGAGTGTAGAAGTAAAGAAACCAAAAGGGCGAGTAAGTAAAGATCAACAGAATTGGATAGACGCGGTCAATGCTCAAGGCGGGTGTGCGTTTATCGCAAGATCAAAGGAGGATGCAGTCAATGCAACTATCTGAAAAAGAAAAATACGTAGTAGCAATGGTTGAACCTCATTTGATTAAAGCATCAAATGATGTTGAAATTGATTTCGAAGTCATAAAATACGAGATAAAAACTATATTAGAACAATTAACCAATGATTGATTTCGATAAAATAAATCAAGTGGCTCTAGCAAATCTAGAGTCACTTTGCTGTGAGTATTTAACAGGTAAGCGCAACGGTAGAAATTTTGTTGCGTTAAATCCGACTAGGGCAGATGGGAGTTTGGGAAGCTTTCAAATATCATTAGATAAAGGAAACTGGATTGACTTTGCGAATGGTGACAAAGGAGGCGACCCGATAGCATTAATGGCTTACATATGGGGATGCTCGCAAGGTGATTCCGCAAAGAAATTAAGCACTCGTTTAAATGCTGGTGGTCTTGATAAGGTTGCGGAAGTTATGACAGGCGGTTTCAATTCCTCAGGCTCTTCAGATTGGGAACCGTTGCCGTTTGCTGATACTGTAGACGCTCCGTATTTTGATCATAAGGCATGGGGTAAACCTACATTAAAAACTCATTATAAAGACGAGCAGGGGCGAACTGTTGGATATGTTGCCCGATATGAACACGCAGAAGGCAAAGACACAATACCGATTACATATTGCAAGAACAAGAAAACAGGATTGTGCGCGTGGAAATGGAAAGGATTTGCAAAGCCAAGACCGCTATTGAATCTTGATAAAATCACATCTGCGAAAGACAACACGCCTATATTAATAGTTGAAGGCGAAAAGTGCGCAGAGATAGCACAGGCGAAACTAAGTATTATTGTAACCTGTTGGGCGGGTGGAACGAATGCTATTGACTATGTAAACTTTGAACCGTTGTTGCGTCATAAGGTATTTATTATGCCTGACAATGACGAAACAGGGATTAAATGCGCTAACAATATAAAAAAGAAATTACCTAATGCAGAGATTGTTTTTCCAGATGCGAGCAAACCCAAAGGATACGACATTGCGGATTATATCCAGAATGAAAACTGGACTGAAAAAGAAATTAAGGAATTTATTAAAACTCGTAAGGAGAGAGAACCAATTGAAGAACCAGAAATTATTGGACCGATTCCTACTAAATCCGCGCCAAGCGAAGAAGTTAGAGCAGAAACGATTGAAACGAATACTGAAACATCTAAAGAAGAATCAGAGCCGTTCATAATTCTAGGCAAAGACTCGGATAAAAACTATTGCTACTACTCGAAAAATGACAGACAAATCCATGTTTGGAGCGCGACCAATCACACAAAGAACAATTTCATTCAATTAGCGTCTTGGGATTATTGGGAAGATAGATTTGAAGGTAATACAACCGCAATATCTAATTTTCTGATTCGCAAATGCCAACAAAAAGGAATCTTTGAAGCTGAGAGAATAAGGGGGCGCGGTGCATGGTTAGATAATGGACGCAATGTATATCATTCAGGTGGTTATCTAGTAGTTGATGGTGTAAAGTGTGATTTGTCATTGAAAAATAGTGAATATATATACGAGTCAAGATCAATGCTAGAGCACGAAACTTGCGAACCTCTAAAGGTTGAGGAATCAAGGAAACTTGCGGATATATGCGAAAAACTGAATTTTACGAATTACCTAGATAATTTCCTACTTGCTGGATTTATTGCGGTAGCTCCTATATGTGGGGTAATGCCTTGGAGATCTCATATATGGGTAACAGGTTCAAGCGGGTCAGGTAAAACATGGATAACTGATAATTTAGTTCATCGAATGATTTCAAAAACTGCATTAATGGTTCAGGGAAATACGACCGAAGCGGGGATTAGACAAGCCTTACAATCAGATGCAAGACCAGTATTGATAGACGAGGCAGAATCACAAGACCAAGCGGGAATGAAACGGATGCAGAATATTATGGAATTAGCGCGTCAATCAAGCAGCCCTGAAGGTGGCAAAATTATCAAAGGAAGTGCAAGCGGTTCAAGTATTACATTCGACATTAGAAGTTCGTTTTACTTTTCATCAATTGGAGTAAGCGCGCGATATAAAGCGGATCTTTCGCGAATTAGCATACTACACTTGAAGAAAAATACATCTATTACCGCATCTGAGGACTTCGAGGAATTAGAGCAAATGTATAAAGAAACCTTTGCGATGGATGATATGGCTAACGGCTTGAGGGCTAGATCGTTTAAGATGGCTCCAATAATTGCAAAAAATGCAAAGATATTGAGCGAAGCTACTAGAATGATTCTAGGTTCGCGCGGTGGCGATCAGATAGGCGCATTGCTCGCGGGGTATTACAGTTTGATTTCGGATGATGTGTTGACATTGGAACGTGCTCAGATTTGGGTAAATAGCCATGATTGGGAAGTGTATAAAGAAGATGATAAAGACTTAGACGAGCAACAAGCCTATAGTGTATTGATGGAGTCTATAATCAGACATGAAACAGATGATGGAACCCGCAATTTAAGCATAGGCGAATTGATAGAATATGGCACTACTTCAGCCGATGCAACGCTTGCAAGGCATGGGATTCGAGTAAAAGACAAATGGGTATATATCGCAAATAGTCATGTTGAATTGAAGAAAATTTACAAAGACACGCAATTTTCCGACAAATGGAAAGATCAATTTTTGAGATTAGAAAACGCAGAAAGTGTTGCGGGATATAAATTTGCAGGTGTGACAAGTAGGTGTGTAAGAATACCAATTAAATAATTTATAAATTTATTAACATTTTACTTGCGTTTTAATTATTAGTATCATATATTAATATCATACTAACAAAAACAACTTAAACAAAAGGTATCAAAATGAAAATCGAAATAAAAAACGACAACTTAGTAATAGATGGCAAAAATGTAGCCAACATAAACTATGATGATACTTTCATGGATGACAGTGGGAATTATTGGATTTGCCCAATAAACTGGACTGATGAAGATGGAGATGATCGCTTGTATCAAATCATTTATTACCCATGCCAAGCATGGATTGAGCAGGCGGAGGATATAAAACGCCAATTTGAAGAAGGAATGGACCCTTGCGACGTTGATTTCGGTATACATAACGATGAGTCATATGCTTGTGACTGGGACGTTTTCGAGGTCAAAGACGAGTCAGGAACAGTGGTTTTTAGGACTAAATAACATAACAAACAATATGAAAGATAAATTAAGATTCAGAGTAGCCGAAAAAGGATGGCTAATCCTTCAAATTAACATCAACGGAATATGGACAGACGTTGATTTAAACGAATTAGATCGGGTTAAATAATGAACGAAGAAATGAGACAAGACTTGCGTGACCAAATCGAACAAATGCCACACTGGTTCCAGGATTTTGATCACGAATATATTTCACCTAGAACTGGGCTGATGAGATTTAGGAATCCAGACCCGCTAGAGACACCAGACGATTATTGGGAGGAATAATGAAAACTAAAACATACGATTTCAAAGAAGCACTAGACCTGTATATCGAGACAGGTTATAAACCGATACCTACAGTAGAAGGGAAAGTATTATGGTTTCATGCAAGAGATAAAACAATGCTTTGTGAGAGACAAGGTATAAACTATCACCAAACAGAAATAGAAGTCCCAATCCCAGAGGGACGCAACCCAGACGAGTTAACCATTGCCCACTTGCAGATGGGTGAGGATGGAGAGCAATGCCGAGTCACTGAAGAGGGCGAACCTTTACCCGATGATGCTGAGTTTTGGGTCAGGGTAGACAAG